AACTAATCTCTGCACCTTCAACAAAGCTAGCACTAAACGCAGAATCTTTACCTGCTCCATTAGGTTCTGTTCCTGAACAGATTCTATATCGTACTCTTACATCTTCAAACTCTTCAGGTTGTAAACCAAACTTATTCTTACCAAAGTAAATAGAATACTTATCATCAAGATATGGTTCAAGATAGAATACTTTATCTAATGGTCTTACACCGTAAATAGTATTGGCTCTTTGAAATACATTTGCATCGTCGGTTGCTTCTGCATCAACGAACACAACAATTGAATCTGTATCTACTTCGTTGTTTGTAAGGAATACTCTAAGTACTCCATCCGCATCAACAATAAATCCTTCTCTTTGGAAACTTGATAACATTTCACCTTCATAAACATCAACACTTTCAGCAACAAACGAATTTGCCTCGTAGGAAGCGCCTGTGTTAGGATTCACTGTATCAGTTGATACTCTTCTTGCTGTATATACTTGATCCGTTACGAATGAAAAACTTTCGCCTTGATGAGATACTCTAAATTGAGAATACTTTGGAATTGTAATTGTTGAACCTTCTGTGTTTGGGTCAACGATTAAAACAAATAATGTTGCCTTGGCAGACTTACGTGATCTTGGAATATAGTTTAATTCTTTTGCATGGGAAACGATTGAGTTCTTGAGGACGGCAGAGTCAAGAAACATTTCGTTAAGTGCCATGTTGGTATAGAAGTTATTTTGATAACTATTAAATGCAAGTACATCTAATAGGACACTCATATTTGATCCTTCAAAGTTATAGTCTTTGAATTGAGTCTGAGTTTCTAAATAAGTTCTTAATTGACTTTTGACTGAATCAAAATCAAGTTCAGTAATTGGTGTTTTTGGATTTGCCATCTCTATCTATTCCTTTGTAATACAACATCTAACTGTATTGGCTGTTCAACCTGTCTTACATAAAATTTAATATTAAGATATACTTCGCCGTTATCATTATCTGAACTTACAGCAACATTAATTAATTGTGCTCTAGGTTCGTAAATCTGAATTGTTGAAATAACTCTATCTTCTATTAATTTTAATGTACCAGGTGTTAAATTTTCAAATAACATCGCTCGAATATTGCCACCAAGATAAGGTTGCATTAATCTTTCGCCACGATCTGTTAATATGAGGTTCTTAAGTGATTCTTTGACTGCATCTTCGTCTTTAAGTAATGCCAAATCTTTGGACACAGGGCTAATAAGTAGATTCTTTCTGAAATCAGAATTAAGACTAATCTTTTTCTTTACTGGTGAAATGTAATCTGCTATTGCCATTATAGTATTTCTCTTATATCTAAATGAATCTTATCGTCGTATTCTTTAACATATTTAAATCCACCTTTTAAAGCATTCTTTATAAAGTCTTCAGGATCATCCATATCCTTCTTAACATCTACAACCAAACCACTTAAATGTGAATTATCTTCAGGTCCATCCGAATCTTTGTTATATTTTTTACTTACCCAACCTTCTACTATTGTTAAAGGCTTTTCAGAATTCGTCGCTTCTTGTAATCTTTTGAGGTATACTTTAACATCAAGATCAACTCTTGTGTATGCATATATACCTATACCTTCTTTTTCATCAAATGAATCACCTTCAACTCTAAACACATCAGATGATCCTTTAAATACATTACCACATCTTGGTAGTTCTTTATAATCCTTCGCAGTAATTGGTTTAACGTTTTGAGGTATATTACCCGTATCAGTTAATTCGTTTCCACCAGGAGAAGTCCATCTACCTTGTAATCTATTTATTACCTCTTTCCTAGTTGTTGGAGAATACCTGATGCCACCTGCTCGTATTGCTGAGGATTCGTTAATTCTTGAAATATTTTTAAGACGATCTACGATTGTACTGTATCTTCTCGTATAATCATCAAGTGGTTTATTAATGTCCCTTATTAAAGCTTCTATTGACCCTGCAAGACCACAAATACGAGCAATGATATATTGAATCTCTTCAATGCCTGGTGATTCAAATGCTGCGATAGCGTAATCAATTAAACCTTTTATTTTATCTTTAATACCTTTCTTGTTCTCTTCTGTAAAGAATGCGCACATTTGTTCTCTTGTTGTCATAATACCTTTTACAACATTCTTATTTACAAATGTCTCTGCGTCCTCAACCAATGCAGAAGGATCAAAGTTTTCTATCATGTCTTGTACTTCAGTAAAGACTCGATCTATGACATCCTCAATTCTTCCTTTAATGGATTTAATTAAATTATCAATTAATTGCTGAACCGTAAGATCTTTAATTCCATCATATCCTCTACTAATCTTACCAACGATTTCTAAAGCATCAGCTATGATACCATCAACCACTCCAATTAAATCAAAGAAAGCATCTACTGACGCAAAGAACGAATCAAAAGCATCGCAGAATCCACCTAAGATAGATGTATTGAAATCATTCTTATAATATGCATCAAGGTTTCTTGCCAGTTTAGGTGCATCGTTATCAGATAATAAATTGGCTGGTGTATAGTTATATGCTTGAATAAAATCAGCTGCTTCAAGGTTCGATATATCACCCCTTTCCCATCTTCCTGCTAGGTCAGGATAACTATCGAGGGATCCAATTTGCTGTCTTAGTAAGCCATTTAGATAGCTTGTCGCCGCATATATCCCATTACCGTATTTGTTTACTGCTCTACTTAATGGATTATTTTCTGCATCTTTTACAATACTTTCGGCAATCTCTGCTGTGACAACATCAATTTGCGCAAGTGTATATCTTCCTATACCATCAGTGACTGGTCTTGCACCAATAGATAAAGTATTCTGAGTTACTTGATCGTTACCGTCTACGCAAATTTCAGTCATTATCTACGACCCCTTCTTGTTAACTTTTTCGTTTGATCTTTGGCGGAATCATCAAGAGCTGAAATATAACCACCAGAATATCCCATAGCAAAATAACCACGAGGAACAATTGAAGTTGACTTCTTAGGTGGTTCTGGCATTTTAATTAGATTCATACCCCAAGCACCCAAACCAATTGGAACAAAGTCAGCAATAATTGAAAGGAATGCAGAAGCAGGATTTAATACTTTGGTAATAAACTCTGGACTATTACCTGTAGGATATGCCCAACCTGAAGTAATACCTGGTAAAGGAGCAACGACAGGAGCGGATACAGCAGGAGGTAATAATGCAGGAACAGTTGGTATTGATACACTTACTACAGGTGGACGATAAGCTCCGTTATATGCAGCTCCTGTTGCTGTCATAAGTGGTGCACCTAAATTAGTAAAGTCACCAGACGTTGCTGCCACCGAAGTTGCGATAACTGATGGAGAATTCACAACACTGCTTGAAGTAATTGCACCTGCATTAATAGTAGTTGCATTGAATACTCCTGTATGAGAAGTTGATACCGAAGCGATTTGCATTGTTGGTGTAGTTAAACTCCAACCTGGTGTTGGTACCGATGTTCCTGTTAATAATGTAGGAGGTATTTTGCCACTTGCTAAACTGATTATATTTGAAGCAGCATTATGTATATCACCTGGAGTTGATAACTTAATTGCCTTTGTTGAGAATACATCATAAGTATTTAATGCAGTAGATTTAATATTCTTGGCGACGAAGTTTAATTGATTGACCGACTCAAACTGTATTTCCTTTTTACCAAATAAAGTCATAATACCTGCATTGGCTTCAAGCTTAACTTCAGATCCTCTTAAATTTGTTTGGTCACTACCATTTAAATTCAATGAAGCACCGGCTGCAATCTCTGCATGACCGTGAACAAGTAATTTATAATCACCTTCTATTTCTTCGGTCTTATTACCTTTTACATAAACATGAGAATTACCATTAATCGTAACTACACTATGACCTGATGATTCATGTTTTGTTCCAATATTAATTTCATAACGATCTGCCTCTGCTCTTTCGGAAACAGTACCTTTAGAATCTATTTGAATGTATGCACCTGAATCATGAGTAATTTGAATTCTTTCTGAACCTGGTGAATCATCTATTTCAATTGAATGCTTTGCTGTTTTAATTACTCTATTGTGTGGATACTTTGCTGCGTAAGCAGGTGGTGGTTCTGACCACGTTTCATCTGTATCAGCAATCTTTTGATCATGTACACGATTGGCTGCTTGTTGTAATAAGTATGTTTCATTTAATAATTCAGCACGAGATAATCTATCAGGACCTCCGCCTGCGTTAAAATCATTTGGAGAATAACCTCTTGCTAATAGATCACCATCTTTTTCTGCGATAACACCTTCACCATCTTTGGTTGGATTTGATTCTGTGTTATACATACCAGGAAGTAATCCTAATATGACAGGATGCTGAGCCATTCTTCCGTCAAGGAACATTCCATATACATATGAATTTAATGGAGGAGGTGGATTATTTGGATCCATATTACCTGCAGCAACCATAGCCCAAGGTAAATCTGTAGTGGCAATTTCTTTACTTGTACCGTGCACTCCAAAAGCTCGAACTCTTACTCGACCTTCGTGTGTCTTATCGTTATTGCTTTCAACAATACCAATAAAGAAATACGGATTACTTATTCCTGAACCATCAATCATACATCACCTTTCTGCCAACCATATTTTACTATTTCTACTTGTGTTGTTAAAGTATTTTGGTCCATGTTATGATTTACCATTGAAACTAAATACTTACCACTTAATCTTTCGTTCTGTTTATTTTCTAATTCAATGTTAGGTTCTTGTGTTATTAAATTAATTACATCACCTGGTATTAAATCAATCCTACCTTCAACTTCTATGTTAATCTTAGAATTATTTAAATGGTGATTATATGCAACTCTGTTTTGTATAATCTCAACCATGTTTTGTTGAGGACGAACTACTTGACCAGGTACTGAGGCAACACCATCAGCTTGCCAATCTCTATACACAACAAATTGTCTTGCATTTTTATTTTCGTCTTTAAATGTTTCAGTAATAAATTTATCAGAATGTGTTGCACCAACATTAGAAGTTCTTGGAGATCCTGTCATACTTGTATATTTCTTTTTCTCTGTTTGATAATCATAGTTATGATACGTTCTTGTATGATTTACAAAGTCAACTTCCATAATAGTATTTTTATATGCTCCACTATCAAGATCCTGTCCTGTATCAACATGACTTGAATTTTCTAAAGACTTAACGTGTCTAACCATTCTATCAGCATATTGTGGATGCTGTTCTGAAAAGCTCATATAATAAAGATCTTTAATTTTCTTTTTATTAAATTTTGTTCTTTTAAGTAACCATTCATCAGTTACCCAATAATAACCATCAAACGTTTCAAAGAAACGATATGTGCTTGATGGAGAATCTGAATTTGCTAACGCCTTACTTGCCAAAAAGTTCATTGCTTGAATAGGTGTATAGTCAGGTATAATAGTTCTCATCTGACCAGCTGAATCTTCGATGTAAAAATTTCTTCCTCTGTTTGATGACAGTTGATACGCATAAGAGTTTGGTGGAATTTCACCAGCTTGATCTGCAGCAGATGCTAAATTCAGTTCTTTATTTTGATTAAAATACTTTTTAAATAATTGTTTAGCGGCAAAGGAAGCTGATTTATTGTTGAATGCAGTAATAACATTTTGTATTCCTGCTCTATAAGCTGTCCTAGAAACAAAATGTAATGTATAATAATAACCATCACCTTGTTCATTCTTGGATACATTGTTAATTTTAACAATTTGACCTTTAATATTTAATTCAGTTTGAAAATCATGTCCTTTTATTGTTAAGTCTATTTCTTCTTCAGCTCTTAACGGAAACTTATGTAATAATCCAACAGAATCAAAACATCGAAGGTTCGCTGAAAAGCTCGACTCGTAAATAGATGATTTGATATTAAACGCATAAATGAGTGCTGTAATATCTTTCTCTCTATTGTCTATCGACTTAATCGTAGCTTTTTCAATAGTACAAAGCGAAGGGTTAAATGAGTCTGCCATTATTCAGTACTTACCGCGTTCTTAAATTCTGTTGTAAGTTGACCAAGGTATGCATTATCGAATAAAAAGATTTCTTTCTTATTATCATTGATTTGAGTTTCGTATTCATATATACGATAAGGTACCCAATCATCAGGAATGATTCTTTTTACGATAATCTTTTGACCTCTTTCAGTACGTAAGATAACACGATCCTCTCTACGAAGATATATCGTTCTAAATGATTCTGGTGCTAAGATTATATTATCGACTGCCATTTCTTATTTCCTAAACTGTTTTAACATAATATATAATGTTTTCATCTATTGTTTCATCTTTGGTCCAATCAATAACATCTTCACCAATTTTACCAGACTGTGCTTGATATTTATCTACCAAATAGTCATTAAATGTTTGACCGTCCATTGGCCATTCGTAATATGGGTCTATAATATTATTTGCCATATACACTAACCAAATGTAATCGACTGATCCGTAATATTCTAAAGCAATATCTTCTGCTCTTTCACCTTCTTGAACTGTATAAGAATAATAAACAAAAGGGTTATTTGCGAGAGATCTTGCGAACGATGCTCGTCGAGATATATCTCTAACCTTTCTTCCTTGATATTCTATAACAGGAAAATGTTCAAAATATTTAGTTGCCATCGTTGCTATCTCCACCGCCGCCGTAATCTTCGGCTGTTTGTATTTCGAGTTCTTTAAACTCCATTGATAATTTAATTCCTTGTGGTACACCACCTTGAGCAATAACTACTTCACCACTTGGTCCATAATCAACATTTATACTACTACACATACAAGGTTTAAATTTTACAAAATGATTCTCACTAATACCTAATAGATTAATATTTACCGTTGCTGGGTATTCTAAGAACGCTCTTGATAGTGCAGTATTAAATTGTGAAAAGGAAGTATTGTCTAGGTCGCCAAGGGTTCCAACGACACTCTGCACTCCAGGTAATACTTGACTCTTTATTGTTCGGACAATCATTCTAATACTTTCTGCTTCTTCTTGGCTTTCTGGATATAAAGTCCAATCTAATGTAAATGATCTTAAGTTAACGCCTTCAAAGGAAAGAGTAGCCTGTGGGTTAATTGTTGTTCCTCTTGAGGCTCCCATTGCCTTTCCTAAACCTGGAGAGAAACTATTTAAAGTATTATTCATAAGGAATGATAATACTCTAGAACCTTGTGCGGCAAGCTCTGCGTTATCACTCTTTGAGTTATTTGCGGCATCTGATAAAAAACTAGCAATTCCTTTTACTCCAGCTTCACCTGCATTGAATAAGCCACCGGCAACACCACCTAAACCACCACCATCAGAAGAAAAGATGGGAGCGAGAGTATCTACAATAAGACTTTCTGTAAATGTTTTCTCAAATGAATTAATACTAATACCTGTTGCATCTGTTAATGATTTAGGCATTGGCAATTC